ATGGAATATTTATTTGATTTATTTGCAGTTATGGGACTTGTTGGATTATTGGCTTGTCTCATAGAGAATTTTTTGTTATAATCGGAGAGTTGGGATCAGTTCGTCCAGAACTTTCCAACACTCCTTTGTAAATGCCACTTTAATCGGTGGCATTTTTTTTATCTTTTACAGGAAAATTACTATGTGGTCATGGCATATATTTTATGGGGTTCACTTTGGTATTGAGTGGTATCAAGATACCAAGATGGATGACTCTAAAAACAAAAAACACTATGATTATTTTATCGTAGATTTTTTATGCTTGAGGATTCAGCATTGTAAACAGATAGAAAATGTGTGATGAAACCAATGCGAAGACCAATGAGGAAAAAACCCTTGAGCAAAGACAAGAAGAATTACGCAGATGGTTTGAGTCTGTAGGGGATTGTGTATGAGCTTATATGAAAATATAAACAAAAGAAAAAAAGCAGGAACTAGTAGACCTAAATCTAAATCTACTGTATCTGGATCAGCTTATGCAAAAATGAAAGCTGGTTTCCCAAAGAAGAAAAAGAAAAAATCTAAATAGGAGAGCATTATGCAAGTATTAGCAATAATTGGTTTATTAGTTGGTGTAGGTTATGGTGTAGAACATGATTGGAAAGTAGCAAAAGGTTACAAGTCTTATCAAGAGTGCAGAGCTATCCATCCTAAACATCACAACACAATGACATCATGGAAGTATGACCCATGTAATCTAGTTGCCTATAAGGTACAAGAAGTTATCTAAATGATAGAAGTAATTGTAGCTATCATAGGTCTAGGGGTTGGAGACTATACAGACCCCTTAAATTTAAGTGATGAACATAATGACAAAAATATAACAATACAAGAAACTTGTGATGAAACTATCACACAAGATACTTCTGGATATATAAGCTCTATAAAAACTTGTAAAAGTATGAAAACGGAAACTGATTAATCATGAAAGACCCAAGACTGACTAGAGCAGGTGTATCTGGATTTAATAAACCAAAAAGAACTCCAAGCCACAAAACAAAATCTCATGTAGTAGTGGCAAAAGATGGAGACAAAGTTAAAACAATTAGATTTGGTCAGCAAGGTGTAAGTGGTGCAGGTAAAAATCCAACCAGCACTAAAGACAAAAATAGAAAAAAATCTTTTCAAGCCAGACATAGTAAAAACATTGCAAAAGGAAAAATGTCAGCAGCATATTGGGCAAACAAAGTTAAATGGTAAGTAGCCCATGCAATGGAGTTTGTAGGATTATAGAGGAAGTAGGTAAGGAAGCTAGATGCATATCTTGTAAGCGAACCTATGATGATCTAGAACAATGGTTATACTTATCAGAAGAAGGCAGAAAACAAAGAATGGAGCAGCTGAAAAATGGAAGATAACTTTAGAAAGTTTAATCTCTATGACTTATTTAGAAATAAAGGTGAGCTAGAAGCAGGGATGAATCTTAAAGATGCTGCTTTATCTGCAAACTTTTCTAATGACTACCAAACACCAGATAACTTTTTTAACGCTATGGTCGGTGGAACATATCAACCAAACAACGATGAAAACAGAATAAACCCAAGACTAGGTGCTGCACTAGGAACTAATGACATGAATATATCTGGTTATATGGATGACTATACAAAGTCTCTCAATGCAAATATAAATAATTATTCTGGCAGCATAACTAAAAACGCTGATGAAGAACTTATAAAAAGACTAGGGTACTCTAATCCAAATTTTAGTGCTAACATGATCAGTGAGCCAGATAACACAACTTATTCTATAGAAGGTTTATTAGGCACAATGCTTGGCGGTGATGTAACTGCTGAAGCTATGAAGGATAACTACAATAAAAGAATAATGTTTAACTATCTTAAAAACTTTTAAGGAGCAATGACCCATAATGGAGTTGCATAACAATGGAATACTATACATATATACACTTAAAAAATAATCAACCTATTTATGTAGGCAAAGGTAAAAACAACAGAGCTTACACAAAAAGAGATTATGATAATCATACTGTAAAGATCATAGATAAAAATATATCTGAAGATCAAGCATTAGAGCTAGAAGAATTTTTAATACAAGAGATAGGTATTGATAATTTATATAACAAAAGGATTAAAGGTAATATTGGTAGGGGGGTAGGACTTAAAGTTAATTATAAAAACTTTAGTAACTATAAAAAAAGTCTTAAAAATACAAATGAAATATTATTAGTTGCCAACCAAATAATAACAGATGCTTGTAACGGAAACATAAAGGCAATAAAGCTATGTTTTAATGCTGTTGATAAAAAATATACACAAGTATGCAATGATAAATTACTTACAAACATTTTAAAGGGTCGGGTAGTATCATATTCAATTAAAATCAATGACTTA